GCCCTAACAACTTTTAAAAGTTATTTACAGATTATAGAGAATGGCAAATGAACAAGAACCTGGCTTGGAAGATGCTTTGAGACAGGTTCTAGACCCTGAATTGGATATACAAGCTCCTGCAGCACCTGTTAGACCAGCTCCAGCTGCTCAAAGAAATCGTGCTAGAAATGTGCGTAATAATGCTCCTGCTCCTATTATCGTTGGTAATGGTGGTTTTGTTGCTCCTGGTGCTGGATATTTTCCAGTTTATAACAATGTGCAAGCAGCTAATGCAGCACTTACAGCTAACTTAAATGGAGTTAGATTGAGCAATCTGAATACAAACATTGATACACTACTTGGTGCAGTGACCATACCAAACGATTTGAGAACCTTTGTAAACAGACAGGATGCTGAATTAAGTGCAAAAAATGGAGCTATAGCAAGATGGTTAGAGGAGTACTTGAGACAAGCAGCTCCGAAGTTAGAGGCTTATTGGTTAATGAGTAGAAGTGTTTTGAGTGCATGTTGTGTTGAGATTATGAAACCAAGTTATGCAGGGATAGCAGCCAAAGTATTTGAAGATAGAACTAAAGCAACAGCTGATCTTGAGGATGTGACACTATATGGTGAAAAGTCAAGAGAATTTAGAAGAAATCTGCCAAATGTGTTTCAGATGCCATCTATGATTGATCAGGGTGCAGCCATCAATGAGACTTTCACTGTTTCAAGGAACAGTCTTGGTAGAATGCAAGACATGCTAACTAGCATAATTGACAAGAGAAGAGAAAAGTACCCACCAGCAGCCAGGAATAGACCAGAGGGAGCAGTTGGTGCTCAACATTATGATTTCTTTGTTGGCTATTTAGAGGGTATTGCTGAACCACTAATGGACACACGAACAAGAAGGAAAAATGCAGAGCCAGCTGGTCTACTTGATGTGCAATTTGGTGCTTTTGGTGGAACTGATGGTTTGAATCAAGGTGTACTTCTCTTGACCACAGCATTAGCAGAATACAGGAACAGAAATGGAAGACTACCAAATGGAATTGAACAGAGAAATGAGGCTGATATAGTGAAAGCAATGGAAGAGCTAGAATTACTAACCAATGATGGGTTAATTGAACGTGATAATGCTGAAGTGATAAGACAACAAGCTTCAAATTTGGATGTTGTTTTCAACTTCTGGTTATGGTGTAGAGCTTCTCATGTTATAACTTTGGATGGTGCAACAAATGAAAGAAATTTGATAAAGATGAACCTGTTGCTTTATGCAATTGGGTCGAGAATTGTTGGTGCAAATAAGATAACTGATATGATTGGAAGAGCTGGTGCACCTTTTACTGAGTGGCATGAAAGCATGAATGAAACTGCTGGACAGTATATGCCACCATACTGTATGACTTGGAAAAGAGTCAGTGAGTGTCTAGTTCCAGTGCTAGGTGTTTTGAAAGGAAATGACATGCAATACACAACATTCATGAGCGGTATAAGCCCAAGATATATGATACACTTAAAGCCAACTTCTGACCACAGTATAGAACTGATATATGGTCTGTTCTCCTTGATTAGAGATGCTCAGAACACTTCTGCTGGTGGAGGAGACATAAACACTGCTGAACACATGTTTCATCAAATGCTAATTGCAAAAAAGACTACATATACAAACACCAACAATAAAGAAGGCAATGTGTTTGGAATAACACTAAGACCCGGTGCTCCAGCAGCTGCCAGTGTTCCATTAACAATTGCAAACCTGATGAGAAGGACTGGCTTGATTAGAAATAATCAAGCACAGAGACAAGCATAAGGAACACTCTGTCCCTTCAACACCAAGTAACTCCTTTAAAATATTCAAATAAAACAAAATTAATAATGACTCACTAAAATAATAAATCAAAATTAAATTTAAATTAAATTCAAATAATTCAAGTAAATTAAATTAAATTAAATTAAATTAA